TCAAGTTCAAAAAAAACTACAGGTCAACCAAATTTTAAAAAAGAAAACAAAAAAATTATTTATGAAACAAAATTTATACCAATGCCTGTTTATGTTACGATTAATTACACAATAGATCTAAAGACAGAATATCAGCAACAAATGAATGACTTATTACAACCTTTTTTGACTTTTACTGGTGCTGTAAATTATTTCATTATCGAAAATGATGGACACAGGTACGAATGTTTTATGGATCAAAATTATAGTTCAAACAATAATGTAACAAATTTACAAAATAGAGAAAGAATTTTTAATAGTCAAATTACAATAAAAGTTCTTGGGCACTTAACTGGAAAGGGGAAAAATGATAATAGACCAAACATAACAAAAAGAGAAAATATAGTCGAAGTTAAAATTCCGAGAGAATATGTTCTTTTTCAAGAAGAAAACGATAAAAAAAGAATTTGGTAAGCGTTTTTGACTAAAAGCATACTATTTATTAGTTAGAACTCAGATAAAGTTTAATTCATTTCCAAGGAGATTAATAATGCCAGCAAAGAAATTTAGATTCGTATCACCAGGCATACAAATTAAAGAAATCGATAAGTCCCAGTTGCCAAGATTGCCTAATGCAATAGGTCCAGTAGTGATTGGTAGAACTATGAGAGGACCAGGAATGGTTCCTGTAACAGTTTCTTCATATGAAGAATTTGTTCAAAAATTTGGTGCTCCAGATAGAGGTGCTGGCAGTGATGATGTTTGGAGAAACGGTAATACTACTGCTCCACTTTATGCTTCTTATGCAGCTGAAGCTTTTTTAAAAAATTCTTCTCCTTTAACCGTAGTTAGACTTCTAGGTACTGAAGATGTGACTGCCACTGAAGAAGGTGGAGCTGGTTGGACAACTACAAAAACAGGACCAAATAGTGATCCATCAGAAAACGGAGGTGCTTATGGACTTTTCGTGATGCCTAAAACTACAGACGGTGTTGCTGTTAAAGGGTGTCTGGCTGCGATTATTTATCTAGATAACGCTAGTTTAAAACTAGTAGGTAATGGTCCAAACGGAACTGCAGTAAGCAATGATTCGGCATTAGTAAAAAATATAGGTTCAAATTATGAATTTAGAATGCAAATTTTGAAAGGTGGCGTTGTTGAAGAAGATTTGACTTTCAATTTTGATAAAACATCTTCTAAATATATAAGAAAAGTTTTAAATACTAATCCTACAATGGTAAACTCAGAGGTAACGCCATCTGAATCTGTAAAATCTTATTGGCTTGGAGAAACTTTCGAAACTTTCTTAAGAAAGACAGTAGATCCAACACTTGGAAACGTCGAAGGTGACGTTTATGGATTTATTGGAGCATTAGATCATACTGATGATGCAACTAACCATGCTGATTTCAAATCTGTAGAGTCAGTACCTAGTATGTCTGGTTGGGTGATAGGTCAAGATTTAAATTCTGTTGTTGATAATTACGAAGCTAAGAAAATGCCAAAATTGTTCCGAATTGTTTCTGGAGAATCAGATACCGGTAGTGATTGGGAACAAAGAAACATCAAAATTTCTATTTTTGATATCAAAAAATCAAACAGTATTTTTGACAAGTATGGAACTTTTTCCATAGGAGTTAGAAAAATTAACGATACAGACTCCAATCCACAATTTTTAGAGGTATTTAGTGGACTTAGTCTAGATCCTAATTCTTCAAATTATGTTGCAGCAAGAATAGGTGACAGAAGACTGGAATGGATCGAAAGTGAAAAAAGACATAGAGAAATTGGCGATTATCCAAATCTATCAAAATTTATTAGAATAGAAGTTAACCCCCTAATAGAACAAGGCGGATTAGATCCAGAACTATTGCCATTTGGATTTACTGGTCCTACAAGATTTAAAACATTCACTTTAAATAGCGATGTTTTACCATCTTCTTGTATGTTGACTGTAGGAGATGCTCTTCCACACAATATTGACAATTTCGTTAATACAGATGGCTTAGACCTAACAGCTTCACTAGAATTCCCCAAATTACCAATGGTTAGCGATAGCGTAGAAGCTGGGGCATTAGACTTTAAACAAGCTTACTTTGGCATTATGCCTACAGTAGGTGGAACAGATAAATTAAACGAAGACGTAATAGACTTATTGAGAATAAAGCCAGATGGAGTATCTTCTCATGAAGAATCTGCTAAAGCAGATTACAGTTTCGTATTTAGTTTGGATGACGTGGTAATAGCAGACGATAATGGTAGTAGTACTTGGACAGAAGGTTCAAGAAAGGCTGGCAATTCTCATACTGCAAAAGAACTTAATTATGAAAAAATTCTTGATTTCGGACATGACAGATTTACAATGCCTTTATTTGGAGGTTTCGATGGTTTAGATATAAAAGAAAGAGAACCATTTAGAAATGAAGGCATGGAAGGTCATACAAGAAAAACAAATTATGCTCTCAATTCAGTATTAAGAGCAATGGAAAGCGTAAAAGATCCTGAAGTTCTTGAAATGAATCTGTTGACGGTTCCAGGGATTACTAATAAAGTTGTTACAAAGTTTGCTATTGATCTTTGTGAACAAAGAGCTGATTCACTTGCTATTATTGATTTAGATGGAGGATATAAACCATCCACTGAAAATAATAAATCTGAGAGTGAAAGATTATCAGAAGGTAGCTTATCCAGTGTATTAGCAGATGTAAAAGGAAGAAACTTAAATACAAGTTTTGGCTGTTCTTACTATCCATGGGTCAAAGTACTTGACAGTGAAAGTGGACAACCTTTGTGGATGCCACCTTCGGTAGTAGCACTAGGAACCATGGCTTCCAGTCAAGAAAATAGCGAAGTTTGGTTTGCTCCAGCAGGCTTTAATCGTGGAGGTCTTTCATTGGGTTCATCTGGTTTAGATGTTGTTGGCGTAAGAGAAAAGCTTACTTCTAAAGAAAGAGACTCTTTATATGAACTAAGTGTAAATCCTATTGCTTCATTCCCAAGCGAAGGAATTGTTATCTTCGGACAAAAGACTCTACAATCAGTTCCTTCAGCTCTTGATAGAATCAATGTAAGAAGATTAGTTCTATTCATCAAGAAAGAAATCAGTAGAATTGCAGCAGATCTACTATTCGAACCTAATGTTCAAGCAACTTGGGATCGTTTCAAAGGCAGAGCAGAACCTTTACTAGAAGGTGTACGTTCAGGTTTCGGTATTAGCGAATATAAATTGGTTCTTGACGAAACCACTACAACACCAGAAGAAATCGATAGAAATATGATGTATGCTAAATTGTTTATCAAGCCAGTATACGCAATTGAATTTATTGGTGTTGATTTTATTATTACTAATACAGGAGCTTCATTCGAAGATCTATAAAAAAAATAAGGACACTACTTAATAATAAGTTAAGTATTTATAGGAGAATTTTAACATGGCATTTTGGACTGATTCTAGTTTTGAACCTAAAAGAGTATTTAGATGGAAAATGAGTTTCGTATATGGAGGAGAAGCTTCTGCTATAGAACCATTTTACCTCAAAAAAGTTACAAAACCTAAAATGACTATGTCTCAAGGAGAGCATAAATTTCTAGATAGAAATTTTAAATTTCCAGGCCATGTTAACTGGGAAGATGTAACTGCAACTTTTGTCGATGATACTTCAAACAGTGTCCTTAAAAGATTGGTTGGAGCTTTTAGTGTTTCTAATTATTTAGATATTGTAGGTTCACCTTTAGATCCTAACAAAAAACTAAAAACAATTTCAAAAGGTAAAATGATAGGAACATTAACTCCAAATAATGGTCTACCACCAGTTTCTGGTCCTGCTTCAGTACTATTGCATCAAATAAATGCTGAAGATACGATAGTTGAAACATGGAAATTGAACAACCCTTTCATTAAAGAGCTTACCCCAGGAGGGGAATTGAGTTATGATGGTGAAGATTTAGTCGAATACAGTATTGTTTTGGCTTATGATTGGGCTGAAGTAGAGGGACTAAACATACCTTCTAGACCAAATAGAGAATAAAGCAAAAAAAGAACTATTTATTTATATGTTCTGGACAGAAGCAAAATTCGAACCTAAAAGAGATTTTAGA